GTGCAAGAGGGGCCAGAAAGATGAGCCAAGCGATAGGCGCGGGTCGGCTGGAACGGCGGGTTAGGCATAGGAGAAAAACATGAGACACCAAGAGCAAGCTATTCAATTAGTTTTTGAGGAACGTGAGCGACAAGATGAAAAATGGGGTGAACAAAACCATGATCCTATTTTATGGACTGCTATTCTCACCGAAGAAGTTGGCGAGTTTGCAAAATCCGCACTTCATCAAAAATTCGGCGGACCTGATGCTGATAATGTCATGACAGAAGCTGTGCAATGCGCGGCTGTTTCTTTGGCAATAATAGAGTCATTGCTGAGAAAGAAAAGTGATGCCTAACACCAAAGCTAACGGGAACCGGCCTACGACAAACTTGAACGAAGAGGAAAAACCATGAACACGAACGAACTACAAGACGGCAAAGGGGCCGGTTTCCCGTTGAGCGACGGGTTAGGTGGTGAAAAGGCAGGCCTCGTGGGGACGGTAAAAATGTTCGATGGTTGGCCTTATGGCGAAATTACAATTGAGCCAGCGTATAAAGAGCGTTGTAGCGAACATGAACTTTTATTGGAGATCATAGCCGCAATGAAAAGATGGCTAAATATAGAGCCTAAGCCTTGTAGCCCGGATGATAATGGTTAATGCCGCCTAACGCCCCCCATTAATCGGCGCGGCGGACTGAGCCGAACAATGACGACAAACTATAACCCGCGTCCGCTTGAATGGCGGGTTAGGCGGCTGTTGACGGTACAAGAAGCCATGATGGAACTTGACAAAATATACTGTGGCGACAACTGTGAATTGCTTGGACAGTTACCAAGGGAGTGCATTGACTTGGTCGTGACAAGTCCGCCTTATGACGACTTGCGCACCTATGGGGGCCATTCGTGGGACTTTTTCGGCGTGGCATGGCAACTGAAGCGAGTAATTAAAATGGGCGGCGTGATTGTGTGGGTAGTTGCGGACGCGACCCATGACGGAAGCGAGACAGGCAGCAGCATGGAACAAGCTTTACATTTCAAGCGGCTTGGATTGAACCTGCACGACACGATGATTTATGAGACGGCAAAACCGCCTTTGACGCATAACCGATATGAACAGGCATTTGAATTCGCTTTTATCCTGAGTGCAGGTAAACCAAAAGCATGGAACCCAATAAAGGATGCATGTGCTTACGCGGGAACAAAGACTAAAGCCACATACCGTGAATCTGATGACAGATTGCGGAATCGAAATGGAAAGCAGGAAATAAACGAAACGAAGATCAAGGGTAATATTTGGCGGTATAGATCAGGATTTGGCTCTGACGACGCAACAAAACATCCAGCCCAGTTCCCTCTTGCGCTTGCCAAAGATCACATATCAAGTTGGAGCAACCCTGGTGACTTGGTGCTAGACCCGTTCAGCGGCAGCGGTACAACGGCAAAGGCTGCAAAGGAATTAGGTAGAAGATTCATCGGCTTTGAAATCAACCCTGAATATTGCGCAATTGCAGAACGACGGCTGGCGCAACAGGTGCTAGACTTTGAAGACGCCTAACGCCTGAATTAAGCGGCGCGGCGGATGAAGCCAGACGAAACCCATAAAACACAACCCGCGTCCGCTTGAATGGCGGGTTAGGCTGGTGGCTAGGGTAACAATGCCGTGGGTTCTGAGATTTATTTATTTTTTATGAGGGATTTATGACAATTGAAGATTTTACGAAAAAATATCCGAGTGCAATTTCTCATAAATGTGAAGATGGAGACTGGGAAATATGGCTTAATTTCACGCAGTCAAGCGTAAAACTTGGCTTTGGAAAAAATGAGGATGAGGCTTGGGAAGATGCAAGAGACCGTGAAGCCTAACGCCTGAATTAAGCGGCGCGGCGGGCGGGACTAGGCGAAGAACCGAAAAACACAACCCGCGTCCGCTTGAATGGCGGGTTAGGCATGGGGGGTTGATTAACTAAAAATGACAGATGAGGAACGAAAGGCGATAGGGGAAAGCTTTATCGGCGCAAAAGTGTTTAAAAAAGAACGTGGGATAGGGACTGTTATCCGTAAGGTAGACAGCGAATCCAGCGCAGGATATGTATGGCTGCTGATAATACAATTTGAAAACAGGAGAAAAACCATTGCGCTTTATAATGATGAAGTCAAGATTATTTGTAACGCCTAACGCCCCCATTAAGCGGCGCGGCTGGCGTGACTAGGCGAAGCACACGAAACACAACCCGCGTCCGCTTGAATGGCGGGTTAGGCAACTGGAGTAAGTAATGAGAATGCCGATACGATATGATAGATATTCTATGAACTATCAGCCAGAAAATAGACCTCCTGACAGGGTAAAACCACTGTTCATTCGGACGGTAATTCGGTTAGCATTGGCTTGGGGTGTATTAACTGGGCGATATGACGTGTTGTATTGGTCGTGATGCCTAACGCAAAGCTAAGGGGCGCGGCGGCAACAGAACAAGAGCGAACCAATGAACCTTGAAGAAACAACCGAACCTAAAAACGGCAAACGTCCGCCGCGTCCGCTTGAGCGACGGGTTAGGCAGTGGAATCAAAGCGGATTTGCAGTAGTTTCCTTTTTATTTGTAGCAGATGGGTGTATGCCGTTGGTGCAAAGCTTCCATACCGCTGAATGGGAAGCTGAATCAGAAATGAACAGGCTGGCAAAAATCCTACCTCTACATCTACTGGAAAACATGACTGTAAAACCAGCAACATTAACATTTGATGCCTAACGCCTAAGCTAAGCGGCGGCGTACTCGCCGTCCGCTTGAGCGACGGGTTAGGCATGATAAGCGCAAAGTGTCGGGAGACAGCCCCGACAATACAGGCACGGGCGGCAGGTGTCCGAATCGCAACATAGCCGATGTCTAGCTTGCCGGTGAACCCGTGTGCGAACCGGCCCGTGGTAGCTCCACGATTGCGCCTGTGATGCCTAACGCAAAGCTAAGGGGCGCGGGCGAATGAACCTTGAGAAAACAAACCAAAGCACAACCCCGCGTCCCCTTGAGCGACCGGTTAGGCTTAATCTAAATGGGTAGGTGTATGAAATATTCAAAGATCAGCAAATGCCACACTGATGGATGCCCCAATATTTTTGGTTCTGTACTTATTTTATATGGCAGGAGAGCAATCCTATATTGCCCGCTTTGCAATTCTAGGAATGAAATTGAATGCGAAGCCTAACGCCCCCGTTCAGCCGCCCGCGCGGAAGGAGCCAGAATGAACGCGCCAAAAGATGACGCGGGTCGGCTGGAACGGTGGGTTAGACTGGTGGGAAGTGGGAAAATGTTGGGGTTGCATAGGTCTACCTTTATTTTTTATTAGAGATAAAACATGGAAAATGAATTTAAAAAAGGTCTGTCTGTTGAGATTCGGGTTCTTCGCGAGGGGGTTTCGGTTGTTTTGACTCTGGGGGTGGACGATACAGCTTTATTAGTGCAAGGGATGCCTGATGAAGAAACCACGGAGCGCCTTTATCAGTCCTGCATCCCGGCAGTTTCTCACATAGCACATCAAGCCGTTGTTGAATTGATGTCAACTCACGCTGAATTTCAAAAAGCTCTTGATAAATCTCGGTTCGGTCAATTTTCGGCATATATGCAATCTGATGAATATAAAACTAAAAAATATTGGGACGAACAATGCTTAAGGTTGATGGCTAGATTAGAGCTTGATCCTGAATTGGGATACACGAAATTGTCTAACGCTTAATTAAGCGGCGGCGTACTCGCCGTCCGCTTGAATGAACGGTTAGGCATTGGAGAAATAAATAGTATGAAATTTGGTCCGTTAACGCTTTGTCACAGAATGCACGATAATGGGAAACCATTAAAAAGCATTTTATTGGCTGCATGGCATTGGAAATGGTCTCTGACATGGAGATGGATATTTGTTTGGGAGCCCTTTAGTAAGTCAACCATAAGGGGATTATTTTTCATGCGGACGCACAGAGGTCAAGGGTTTAATTTTATTTCTGGCTTGAATATTCCTATAATCGGGCATTTTTCAGTTGAGACCCAACCAAATATGCGTGATGCCTAACGCCCCCGTTCAGCCGCCAGCGCGGAAGGAGCCAGAAAGATGAGCCAAGCGATAGGCGCGGGTCGGCTGGAACGGCGGGTTAGGCATTGGAGAAAAAAATGATTGAATCAGAAGCATATGTTAATGGAAGGGATGCAGGGTTTGATAGATACTTGGCTGATGATAATCCCTACGGTGATGGCACTTTTGATTACGACGAATGGGAGGATGGTAGATTATCATCAATCGGTGAAAGAAGAGAACAGATGCCTAACGCCAAGCTAAGGGGCGCGGCGGATGAAACCTGAAAATGAAACACCAAACGTCGAGCCGCGTCCACTTGAGCGACGGGTTAGACATGAATAAAATGGTGGCTTTGCGCGTAGTCACACTGGTAAATCGTGACTTACATGGATTTGTAAATGCAACACAAGCCGCCATCTCATTCATGTCTAACGCCCCCATTA